TATAAACCCATTATTGACGGTGCTGACGCTGTCATCATTAAAATATCTGAGGGTCTTAATTACATCAACCCATTAGCCAATGAGCAATACGCTTATGCTAAGTCAAAAAATAAGCTCATCGGCTTATATCATTTTGTGGTTGGGTCAACAACATCAGTTGAACAAGCTAATTTTTTCTATAATAGTGCTAAAAATTACATCAATGATGACCCTACTTTATTAGTATTTGATTGGGAACGTCCACAAGGTTATCCCGCTCTAACAGGTGACGAACCAAAAGCATTCGCTGACCGTCTTTATACCCTATCATCAAAGCGTGCTATTATTTACATGTCACACTCAGATTTCATTTCAGATAGCTATGATTGGTCTGACATTACACCTGATTATTCCCTATGGATAGCAGGCTACCCTCTTAATGACGGCACTGGTTACACTGACGAGCTACAAAAATGGGCTGATGATAACTATTTCAGTAACCCTAAATATGCCAAAGCTACAATAGCAATGTGGCAATTTACATCAGTACCTCATGACCTATCTGTCTTTTACGGTGACGCTAACGCTTGGTATGCTTACGCTAACCTTTCTCACCCTGTTACACCAACACCAAAGTTTAACAAGGACACACGTATCAAGTTATCACCACAGGCAACTCACAGCGCTTATGGTACGGCTATTGACAACGGCACTAAACAGACATTTGGAGTGATTGACTATTCTTTCCCAATGGAAAAGTCTAATTCTAAGTTTGCCTACCGTGTCGCAATGCACTATCAGAACACAATTATTTTCTGGCATTTCCTAGAGCAAGATTTAGTTTTAGATAATTAAAACTTTTACTTGACTTTTATAAACATTATAGCTATACTAATTATATTAACTGAAAGGAAACATGTATCATGGCTGAAAATGATGATAAGCTAGATAAAGAAACACCGCCAACACCACCGGCAGAACCTGAAACACCACCCTCACAGGAAAGTGTTGAAAAGGAAACAGATACAAATCTTATGATTACAAAGGCTTTGCAGTCTGTGATTGAGGGCATTGGCTTACTCAATGACCGCCTAGACGCTATTACAGCTAAAGGCACGCCAGTTGACCCACCTAAAGACGAACCCTCTGACGATGAACCAACTGAAGATGAATTAGCAGATATGTTAGGAGTATAACATGGCACAATTACCACAAATGCACGATATGATGTCATCATCTTACGGTGACAGCAAGTTATCAAAAGAAAACGAACTTAACGACACAATGTCAATTGCGCCCTCAGCGCCTGACAGTTACGAAAATACTTTAATGCAAGGTAAGGGAGAATAACAATGGCTGGAGAAACAAGCTCATTAGCAACAAGTGCTTCACAGGCGCTTAAAAATTTCAACTCTGATATGGGAACTGGTTGGTCTTGGGGTGAAAGTTGGTCGAACGTTGGTACACAGTTTGAAACTTTTGTCAACAAGTACCTTTTTCCAAAAATCAATGAAACAGACATCGCTAATCAAAAGTTAGGCAACAAGTTTGACGCGTTCGCTGAGGAAGTCAACTTTATCGGTCAATATTCAGAAGAATATGTTATCACCGACACTATCCCAACGGCTATGAACTTAACTAAATCCGCCGAGCTTATGTTGAAAAAGAACTACCCTAAAATGGCAACTAAGCTCTACAACTCAATGATTGTTAAAAAGCAAAAGTTCACGCTTAACAACAATGACGCGCGCCAAAACTTTTCAACTTTGCAAGACGCCACTAAGTATGCCCTAGCTGTTTACCAAAAGAACATTGATGACATCAATGTTGACGAGGAAACAACTATGAAAGGCATGATTGTTGACTATGCCCTTAACCAAACACGTGAAGTGCGCACGGTTACATCAATGCAAGAATTAGCTTCAAAAATCTTTACGGCTATTCTCAACTTACAGTCTAACTCACACGACTACAACGAGACTAACAAAGCATCAGGCGGTCAAGGTTTGCGTTACACAACTCATACAAAGTTGAAAGATGTTATGATTTTGGTTAATGATGATGTCAAAACTTACCTCCTAGATACAAAGATTGCCAACACTTTCCAAATTGCGGGGCTTGACATTACAGATCATATCATCTCGTTCCCCTCATTAGGTGGCACATACCGATTGACTAAGGACGTTACTATTTCATCTGATGATACACTAAAAGGCTTGCAAGCACTTGGCGATTATCAGGTTGAAAAGGGTGACATTATCCCAGAACAATCTGTATTTACAGCCGACATCACAGGCTTACCCGATTTCAAGGACGCTATTGAGGAGATTAAGCCCGCCTCTGATTTGTTCGCCTCAATCTTGGATATTCGCAAGTTAAGATACAAGCGTTACACTAAGGGTATGCTTAAACAACCATTCTATGACGGTGAACGTGATGAGGTAACTCATTGGCTACACTATGCTACTTTCAAAGCAATGTCACCATTCTATAACAACATTGTGATTAAGGGGCAATAATTAAATAATTTAATAAACCGTGATTAGTGTTCTTTCACGGTTTTTAATTTAAGGAGATAAATATGACAACCCCACCAACACAATACCCTGATAAGTTAGACCCATTAGACGACAACCCAGAGCAATACACAGCTTTAAAAGCTGATGACAACGATAAACAGCCTGGAGTTGGTGTCTCACTATCTGATGACCTAACTTTGAAAGTAATGGCACAACGCAACTACTTTCAGCAATACATCTATAACCACTACCTAGAGGTTATCATCAACCTGAGACGTTATACTAACCTACCCTACTCAATAGACCAAACAAAACTAGAATGGTACTTACGTAACAACTATGATGTTATTATTGGTATGAACTCTATAGGTCTACCTAACCTTATGGGCATTACACGCTCACAAGCTACCACAACAGCTCCCAACTCACCATACATCTACTATGGTCTCAATAAATCAACGATACAGTGGCTCGTGCGTCCCGCTTTACGTCCCAACCCTGATGACCCTTATGATGAGATTACTCCTGATGACAACGCAACCACAGGGCAATTTGTGGTGTTACGCAACAAGCCTGTGACCTACACATCAGACTTTCAAATTATAGAGACTTACTCTCACAGATTGGCTGAGATACAAGCCTCAAGATATTCACTCATTTTGCAAGCTAAATTTTCAAAAATCTTACAAGGTGAACCAACCAACAACACCACTAAAGCTATCTTAACAAAGATTTACAATGGCGCACCATTCATTGAGACAACTGATTTATTCTCACCTCATGATGATATTTTAGATATGTCTAACCCACACATCTCTGATAACATGCGTGCCTTGAAACAAGAATATAATGATAACCTTTCAGAACTTAACAACTTACTAGGTATAAACTCATCAGGCATTGACAAGTCATCGGGTGTTTCAGAGGAGGAGGTCAACTCTAACAATGATGTTGTCACCTCAGTTGGTAACATGTATATCAGTGGTATACAACAACCATTAGACCTATTTAACAAGCGCTTTGGTACTAACATCTCTGTATCACTTAATCAAAAATCAGGAAAGGTAGGCATTGGCATTGAAAACGACAACAAGGCTGATTGATATTATCCAATCAGAACTCATCGAAAAGGGTGAAAATGAGTTTTACAATAAAATCAACGGCATAGACCAACTAACCTATTTTATGCCTGAGTACGCTTTTATACGTAAAATAATGAAATATACCCCAAACGTGAAAGAGATTTTAGACCGTATGATTTACAACGACATCTCACTTGACGATGTAAAGGCTGATTTATTCTTTAAAAAAGCATTCATCAACCGTTTCTACTCTCGTGAGATAGGTCAAGAAACAATTGAACTATTTGCGGGTCAACTCACCCACTATTACATCACACATGAGGACTATATCATTAACCTCCATGATAATTACAAAAAGTTTATGGTCTCAGGCACTCACTCATCAACAACTGATAGCACGCAAAACGGCACAAACTCAGGCACGGCAGATTTACCACAAGATGAGCCAACGCTTGACCTGACTACTAACATAATGAATTACGCAAACACTAACACAGTCAATCGTGGGTTTAATAACAAGGGCGCTACTGGAGATACTAGCACGTTTGACCCCGCAAAATTAAGCTCAATCATGAGAGCTTGGGACGTACTGTTTAAAGACGTTGACAAAAAACTGTTTTTGCAAACACTATAAAGGAGAAACAACATGACTAGAGATAACTCAGCAGACGAACAAACAGAAACAGAGGGTGGTCGTCATAATAAGCGATCGTTTATGCCCTGGTATAATGATAAGGCTGACTATAACACTAACGCGCCTAGTTATTATGACTTTTTAGCAAGACCTAACTACTATTGGAAACTGATTGGTAAAATCATTAATCGTTTGTTAAGGCGTGACATTGTTGTCAAGGAAACACCAACGATTACGATGAACAAATTGACCTCATGGCAAGATGAGGGTGAGGATAACATTACATTAAGCGCTGATGTTCACATCTCAAAACAAGTGACCCATGAGGACGAGATGAATTTGGACATGCCCAATGCTATCACAGCTTTAGAGGACGGTATCTATGTACCTAGTTACTTACCATTGGTAAAGGCAAACTACCATGAGATTAATTTGTTAAAGGATAGAGTAACTAAGGTTGAGGGTCGTGTAAAGGTCAACGAGGACAACATTGTTATCTTGCAAGATGATGTCTCAAAACTTAAAACACGTATGACAACTGCTGAGAGTAATATTGACAAGTTACGTACTGATGTTGATAACCTGACAGCCGTAGTACAAGCCAATCAGGTTATGCTTTACAAGATTGTTGACAACTTGATTAAGACTGGCGCCTGGAGTGGTAGCCGTAATGACGGAAACATTGCCACAGGTCGAGACATTGCAAGTGGTAATATTAACCTATTCTCAGGTAATGAGGGCAATAACAATGCTATCTTTACTCACTCGGGTGTAAGGGATAACGATTTGCAAGGAGGGCGTTAATGGCTAATTTAGTAATTGACGCTGGTTTTATACCAGTTCAAAATGCTCAACAAGAGGATCACGGTGGTAGTGGAACTCAGGCATGGTTACAGTTTGCTAACACAGGTACTAACGGTAGTAAGATAAGTGATTATCAAGTTAGAATATCATACGCTATCCAAAATGTTGTTACAAATGAGGATAATAGTATCGAGTTTGATTTTGCGGGTATTAGCAATGTTGTTATCTATTTTGGTAAAAAACAAGATAGTAATATTCCCATTAAATATGAGATGTGGTTAGATACTAATAACAACGGTAATATGGATAAAGTATTTGAACAAAGTACCAACATGGGGACGGCTATTAATTTTGGCAATCGTGACTATAATGCTACTAATAAACAGCATTATAAGATTAAGCCAGAGCAATATCTACAAATACCTGTGAGACGTATGTTACATTGGTTTGCAACGGCACAATATGCCAACGATGAATTTTACTACACGATTGGTGGTGGTAAAGGTATTTACAACCCCAACACAGCAACTTATCGCCCTATGGCATTGCGTATTAGTAATAATTTCGGTACACTAAACGTTGATAGTGGCTACATCAATCTCAGACAAAATGGTGCATGGCGCGACAAAAGCCGTGAACTACTTGAAACACGTGAGGTTGAGGGTGCTGGTATGAATAGAATACGCCTAAACGATAAGTGGTGGCAACAAAAGATAATGGGGAAATAGTATGGCGAGTGAATTTACACGAAAAGTAAGAAACATCAATGATATTAAAGAATATCCAACAACATATGACAACAACGGTGATGTTTTAATCACAAAAGGTGATGAAATATACATGCTTATCAATGATGTTGACAAGGTTAGAATTGATAATCGCGATGTTGAGGGTGAAATTAAAAAAGCCACTGATTTATCAAACGAGGCTATCAACAAGGCTGATAAATCTAGTCAAGAGACTAAAAAAGTTTCTCAAGATTTGATTAATTTAAAGAATGTCGATAACAATTTTACTGGAAATAATACGTTTACACAGCCAATTAACGGAATATTAAAAACGCGATTAGCAACGTTTACAGATTTTGCAGATGTCGCTAAAAACATGATCATGTATGCTGGAAATTGGTATACGAGCGGTAAAAATATTAACAACGGACCGCTTCAAACGGGATATGGTGTTATTCAGGTTACGCAAGGAGACGGTTCTGGAAATGGGTATATATTATTTTCAAATTGGCCAAATAATAAAACTTATATCGGTTATGTAAATAACTACTTAATTGCTAAATGGTCACAAATTGCTGATGACGGTACTGTTATCCATAATACTGGTAATGAAACATCATCAGGTGATAAAACACTTAACGGACAAACCACACTTTTAAATGGTAATTACGGTTTAAGGGTTACTAATAGTGGTATAATGAAAACTAGTGACGCTGGTAAAACTTGGGTTAATATTTAAGGAGAGATAACATGTATTCGACATATCAAGTAAACACAACAGTTAAAGAAACAACTAACGGTATGATTTTAGATGAAATTGTTATGGGAGTACAATTCTATGACGGTGATAATCGCGTAAGTGGGCAAGTTGTTTTAACAGGTGAAAATGACAATATTACATTTGCCACATCATTTGATGAAATATCTAAGAAAGCAATTGAAAAAGTTAAAAGTTTTATTGCTGATAGTAAATCAATTGAAACTGAATAACAAAGTGACAAGCATATTACGATTGGTGGTATGCTTTTATTATATGAAAGGGAAAAATAATGAACTTAACAACATTTACATTTTATAAAAACACGCCATTCACTGATTTTGTCAATACCCTAAATTTTAAAAATAATCAGGAACGTGATAGCTACTTTGACAATAACTATGAACAAATGACACAGGAACTAGCTTTTAACTTTGTTCGTGATAGATATGAGTTAAGTGTCAATACAAAACTTTGGAACTTTTCAGATTGGGCTGAGTGTAACTATTTACGTTTCAAAAATGAATTTGATAACGTGACCTATTACGCGCAAGTGATTGAGAGCCACTACCTCAACAATGGAACGATTAAATTACAGCTAGTCATTGACGGTCTGATGACCTTTACACAAGGTGACATATCACCCTATGCAAAAAATGTGCAAATTGATAGGCAACATCTGACGATACAAAAGTTCAATGATAACCTTAAATATCTCAGAAAAAACGGTGACGTGCTAGATTTTAACACGCTATCATACGTTCACCAAGACCTTTACAAGTTTGGCAACCTATGGGTCATCATGCGCTCATCAGCAGACCTAGAGAGTGATTTTGGTAACGTTGATAACCCTAAATTAACCACCTCAGGCGGTATGAAATACGATAGCATTGTATCACCCCAAAATATTTATGCACTTGCTTATGATGATTTTACAGCTTATATGAATAACCTAAAAAATTATCCGTGGATAGCGCAAAACTTGACTAGTATTTTACTCATACCGTCTAACTTTATTGACAGTAATGACCTAGTCACTGTTAAAACACCGAGCTTTGATTTTGGGGGTTTGAAAAAGTTTAAAAATGGTGCTATGAGTAAGAATATTGGCAAGATTAATCAACTATCAAAAGACTTTGATAGCATTAACTCATCTTTCAGTGTTGATAATTCACACCCAGAGGTGTTACGTTCACCATACGCTAACATTGAACTTAATAACTGGCAAGGACAAAAAATAAAAATTGACATTGCTAATTTGCCTGATAGCGGTTTAGAAGTTTACGGTCAAATTGTTCTAGGTTTTGACAACGCTGCTTACTTTTTTCCAAGATATTACAACACAGACGGTGAGAACGGTATAGATGAATTATTTACAGGGTCTTACTTAGATAATGCTATTGTCTTTAAAGATTGGGACAACGTGCCTACACTGATAGATAACTACAAACAGTCTATGGCGTCTAGCGCTAATGAACGCGCTTTAAACGAGAATAACCTCATCACAGGTCAAGCGGGTAACGTACTAGATAATTCTCAGTCATTGCAAGATAGAATGATGAGTGCTATCAATTTGACTAGTAGCGCAACCATTGGTGCTGTTAGTGGTAAGTTAGTTGACGAGTGGCAATTTTATAGGAGACAAAAAGCACAATTTGCTGACAAGGCAATATCAGCGCCAACTATCACCCAAATGTCAACAAATAATAGTTTTGCTATTAAACAAAAGTTCTTTGGTTTAACAGCTAAATATAGTAGAATATCAAAATCAGATTTTGACAGTGTGATTAAATACCATAGTAATTTTGGGTATCAGTGGGATAGATTAGATGACTTACAACCAACCAATTCTATGAGCAAGGTTAACTATGCAAAGTTTAAAGGCAATTGGGTAATTGATGATAGAAAAGTGCCACAGGCTATCATGGAACAAATACGCGTGCAATTTGAAACAGGTGTTAAAATGTGGCACAACACAGATAGAATATACCCATTTAGAGAAAATGTTACTTACAATAATGAGAGGATAAGATAATGGCTTTTAATTTTCCCTATGAACAACAATATACAAATATGCAACGCCTTGTCACAACCTTAAAAGGTAAAGGTGTACCAAAAGAAACAGTCACTGCATTGGCTGTAAATGCCTACCACGAGAGCTACCTTAATCCGTGGACGGTTGAGGGTGCTATAAATCCGGGACCTCCTTTAGGTGCTAATGGTGTCAATAGCGGACGTGACGGGCTAGGTCTGTGGCAATGGACACAACAAGGTAACCCCCTATGGTCTCATTTAGGCGACTTTGATTGGCAAGTGCAATACATGCTAGATTATAAACAACAATGGGATATATATGGCACATGGTTTCGAACGGCTGGCTTACCAGACCCAACACCAAATATCACTAATTATGATGAATTTATGTTCAATAAAAAGGGTTATAATGATACACAGCTCACACAGGCGTTTATAGGCTATTGGGAACGCCCTGACTACTCAGCGGGCACGGCTAGATATAACAGCGCAAACAGTGAGGCACCACAGTTTAGGGAGCTTGTTGATAGATATTGGGGTAGTGGTGGAGGTAACCCTAATCACGGCTCTCCAGGTGGAGGTGGTCAAGGAGGTGGTGTGCCTGGAAAGCCTGGAGCTAATAGACCAAACGACACAAACCCATTTAGTGAGGCAACAAAAGCAATTATCAAAAAGTTCTTAGACGCTTACGATGACGCTATGAAAAAAGACTTGCCTTTGAACATTAACAATAATTCATACATGAACAAAAATATCAAGACTTTCCAAAAGTTCCCTAATATGATACAGATTACTATGACGAGTGAATTTCACCAACTGATTGACAAACTGATGTCACAAGGTGAAAAGACCCCTGAAAAGCCAACACCACCACCTGATAGTAACCCCTCAACACCCATACCACCTAAAAACGATAATAACGCCACGTACGGTGCGATAATCAATTGGTGTCGTGCTAACTTGGGTCAATCATTTAACTACCCAGAGGCTCACCCTGACGCTCCTAACGACCCACAATGTGTTGACCTAATCAAAGCCATTGCTCAAAAGGTATTAAATAATCAAGGTTTATATGTGGCTCTGAGAGACGGTGGCGGTGGTGCTCAAAACATTTATAGTGGTGGTAACTTAAACGGTACTGGTTGGCATAGGGTAAGTGGTGACATTAACAATGATGATAACGCTGTTAGAATATGGAACGGCTTACCAGACGGTGCTATTGTATTTTGGCAATATTCATACTTTGGGCATGTCGCCATTAAGGCGGGAGGTGCTGACTTAGTTTATCAACAAAATTATGCGCGACAAGGATATATCACCCATGAGGATATACTCTACTGGCAAAAAGGATATGGTGCTGGTTTCTTAGGCGCTTGGGTATTAGATTAAATAGTAAAGAAAAAAGCCACGACATCAAGCCGTGGTTTTTAATTTGCGTTTTATTAAGTTCATGTAGCTTATGAGTTGTGAAACATCTTGGGTGTTGTCAATTGGATATGAAACAGGGTTCAACTCAGCCATTGAGATAACGCCCATGTTGGTTTCAATGTATAAAATATCATCAGTATTTTGTTCAAACTCATTATCATCTATTGACATTTTAGCCTCATTGATAACTTGCTGATAAACAAGTTGATTGACCTTGCTAAACTTATTGACATATCTGTTACCTTTATCTAATAATATGTCGGCATTATATATGGCTATTGTACCCATATCAGTCAAGTATGACCTCGTACCTTTCATGACTACCCCAGAGCTAAATTGTGTATCTATAAAGCTCTCAAAGCTCATGTTGGTATCAAAGTTCTTTTTAGGTATACCACCACAACGGAAATCAATACCCTTGCTGTCATGATAAGCATATTTTTTGTGATTGAGTATATAAAACTTATCCATTGTATGCTCATTATCCCAGTAGCCTAAATTAAAGGGGTCAATAATATCATCACTGATATATTTAACTATCTCATTATCAAGATACAAACTATCTGTATCAGCATAATAAAAATATTTATCAATCATATCAGCGGGAACTGTGTGAAGTGGGTCTAACAGATTGTAAAGCGCCTGAGAGGTGATGAACGTTGAAAATATCAAGTTACGTTCTGTGTTTTTAAAACCATTAGGCTTACTATCAATATCACCGTTAAGCTCATCATACGTGTATAGATTGTAATAAGGTCTCAAAGCGGGCAAGCCATACAAACCATTAAGCACAACCTTACATATATAAATCTCCTCACTTGATAGCTTGACATCTCCTAGTATATCTGTTACCTCGATATTAGATGGGGTGTGCATGATGATTTTGTTTCTGTTTTTACCTTGCGCCTTTTTAAAATAATTATCAGCGATGACATCTCTAGCACCAAAGTAGTAGCACTCCCATTTCATAGCTGATATGACTTTTAGGCGTTTAAGTGGCTTATCACTATACATGTTAATCATTCTTATCGTGTTACTATTGACATAAATATTATCATGTATGCTATTAAAATATTTGACAATAATTTTACGTATCATGTTTGAGGGTATGCTTGACAAAACATTGTTCATGGTTTGCTCACTTACCTCATACATATAATAAAAGTTGTCATCATCTAAATCATCAAGTTCGATATACCCCGCACCATAAGTATCATATAAATAAGTTGGTACTTTAAAGTTATACATGACGTGTGGATATGATGAGTTTAAATCATAAGATTTAATAACACCCTCAATAATTTGCCCGATGTAGTTATCGTTATAGACGTTTAAACCACCTTTATAAAAACGCTTGATATAATCATAAACATTAACACCATTCATACTATAATCAGTGTACTTGATATATAACTTATTAACCTTGTTAGTCAATTGGAAAGTTGACAAGGGGTTAGTCTTATACTCCTCTAAAACGTTTTGAGAGAACGTTATTTTATCTTTGTCAAATCCTGGGTAAATATTGTCATAGTAACGCCAAAAATTAGCAAGGATAATCACATCATTATCAATATATTCTAGTTCTTTATCGTCTAGCTGATTAAATATGTTGATAGCCTTTTCATAAGCCTTAGCATAAGTTAGGTCATCATCGGTGTTGTATTTTGTATAATCAAGTTCGGTCTTAATCTCGTCTTTAGATATTATACCTAGCTTTGACATTGTATAACCTAAATCACGCAATGACCTGTTACCACTTTTAGGGTAAGTGTCAACTGTTTTAAACTCTACACCGTCAATCATAAAATCAAGCTCTAAATTTGTCTTACTTTTAACACGCTTTTCAAGTATAAATGAGTTTTCACCACTCAATGATTTTTTAGTAATTTGGTTGTCATTTTCCACCGCTTGTCTGAGGTAACTTGAACCATATTTTAAATTTGGATAGTAACGTCTGAGATAGCTCAAAAGGTAATGGTTATCGTATTTGTTACCGTTATGAATAAACAAATTGACTAACTTAGTTTTACCAACAGACGGTATTAAATTTTCAAAAAATACTTTGAACGTTGGATAGTGTTCAATGATTAACTCATCATCAAACCAATAACTGATAGCAACACTATACTCTATATTTTTATACTTAGACGGTTGTTTTCTCCCTAACTTTTCAGCATATTGATATGTTTCTATATCCAAAAAGAGGTCAACACCTTTTTTGTTTTTAGAATACTTATCAAAATACTCTATTAAACTCATAGTGTAGACCTCTCATTAATGTGCATATTATTGCAACTTATTTTGCGTCATCAGGTGTTACGTCCTTTGCGCTAGCGTTTTCAATTTCAGGGGTGATTTCACCTTGTACGGCTTCAATATATTCATCAGCGTCACCAAAGTAGTCAACCTCGAAGACTGTCATCTTTGAGAATGCCAATTTCATTGATGAGATACGTGTAAAGTCATTCTTCTTAGGGTCTGTGTTCTTGTTGCGTGTGATTGCGAACACAGCATTTTCAACTGAGAAGTTTGGCTTTTTGTCGTCCAATACCTCAGTGCGCTTTGTACGGCTTTCAGTATCAAACATAGTAGTCTTACCTGAGAACTTAACAAGGGCAAAGTCACTTGGTGTTGGGTTGTCGGCTGTTGGTCGTGGTGTATAGATTTCCACGCCATACTTTTTCAACAGTTCAAGTTCATCGGCAGTTAGCTTTTCGCTATCAATATCAATTGACATTGTCTTGGCATGAGTTTGGTTTTCCATGTCCTTTTCAGCATTGTAGTTACGTGAATTGGCACGTGATACTTGCATAAGGATAAAGCTAGTATTGCCTGCTTTGTGTTCTGTAACCAATGGTGTAACGTTTGCAGTAGTAGGTGTAGTCATGTTAATATCCTCCGAGATATTCATTAAATAGCCTAGTCTTTAAAGACTTTAGTTCGGCTTGTTCTAAGTGTCGTGTATCAGATTGAGCTTGCAAGTAAGGGTCATGTTTTTTGACATTTAACTCACGTGCTATCAAGTGACTAATACTAATATACATTATATAAGAGTTATTGTCAATATAATTTATAGAAAAAGTATCAGAAAACAATATTTTTTTATTCTTATAATTGCGAATATTGACCTCACGCAAGTCTCTATCCTTTATCAGGCGTGACTTTGGGGATAGGTCAACAAGGTTAAAACAGTAGTCATAAATGTTTCTAGGTGTACCGTCAATTTGCACATAAAATTGTGCTTTATCGTTGTAGTGTACGGTTAGATAATAGCCGTCTTTTAGTTTTATGACGATTGATGATGTCATAGTTGACTTTAAAAGTTCGGGGACAATGAGTAGCTTGTTGGTTGCGAACTCACCTGAGATTGATCCATTGGTGTCTTTGAAAAGTTTTTGGTTTTTCTTTTCGTTGACGTTGTCGTTTTTAAACCGTTCTTGCACGATGTTACCATTGGTGATGACTGAGTTCATTGGCTGTTTTTCAAGCATGTTGAACAAAGACCAATAGGAGAGCAATGGGCTATCAAAGTTGACAGGGTTACCGAGGAGTAAAATTTTAGGGTTTGGTAGGAACGAGTTAGTGCCACGGTCAATGCTCTCGTATAACGTCTGTAAGCGCTGTGGCTCATCAGGGGCATAATCACCGTTAAGGGCTAGGAACTCATCATAGATAATAAGGCGGAAATCTTTGAGGACGTTAGAGGCATATTTTAAATCAGATACAGCGTTTAAATCTGATATAACCGCCACAGGTTGCTTTTTGAGGTATAGCATGGTGTACTGAGGGGTTACTTTAAAATATATATCATCTAGCTTACATATCTTTTGTTCAATGATGATTTTTTCAAGCATGTCAACCATAGTACCTCGTAAGGTAAAATGTCGGGTAATAACAGTGAATTTAAAATCTGAGAATTTTTGGGTTAGCTTAATGATTGTACTAAAATAGTTGTATGTCTTACCGTCACCACGTGTTGTGATTGATGAAAATAAGTCATAATTTGGGTCAAGGAGATAGTCAAGAAGTAAAGCCTTGTTATATTGTTCGGGTATTTTAGCACGTATTTTTTCAAGTTCTGTTCTGTATTGTTCGGGTAGTGTTTTCATACGTGACCTCCAGAGCGGTAGTAAACAATTTGGAATGACACGCCATAATCATCAGAAAATAGTTGTGATAACGATTGCATACTTTCAACATAATATATGAAACGTTGGGCAAATGGTAGTATCTCATCAGTGAATACACGCTTACCCATATCAGGTCGAGCGTTTGCGCCAACCTCCATATCAGGCATAGTCCAATAAATTGACATATCTTGAAAAGTGTCCATAATGTCGTTAATGTTGTTATAGATGTAATACGCGTCAGATATAGATAGGTTGTAATGCTTGCCTGGGAAAGGGTAGTTAGCTTTGTTAATGTCATCGATGTATAATGTGATAGCCTCAGCGGTGGCGCGTGGTAGGTGCATAAGTAATCGGTCTGAGGCTGATAGGGATAATTGTTCATAGCTTGCCATGTGACACGCTCTCTAGGTATTGCTTAGCAATTGGACTAGTTGGGTCTTGTAACACATTGCGTACGACTGTGGAGACAGATACGCCCATATAATCAGCTAGTGATTGTATTTTTTGGGCTGTATCGTATGATACGTTTGCTGATATGATTTTGTTTGACTTATCCATTTTGTCGCTCCTTAATTTTGTTGTTGCTATATAAAAGAATTTCAATAGAGAGAGGGGAGAATTGCGTGTACTCATTGCGGACATCTAGGGTAGTGAATGTATCGTCCATGTCGTAAATGATATAGTCAATCAGTTGCTGATAAAACTCGTTGAGGTGTGTCTCGAACTTGGGTGTTATTGATGAGTTGGCTTTGAACGTACGTATCAAGTCACCGATTGCTGGGTATTTATAGCCTAAATTGATTGGGTTAAGTTCCTCAAATAGTTCATAGATTGTTGGCTTTACAAGGGTGTTATCTCGCAAGTGTTCAATATCCTTTAATTGTTGGGGTGTTACAAATGTATTCATAGTTTTTGTCCTTTCAGTGGTAGCATGTCTATTACATGCTTTTCAAATGTCAAGTATACAGGTAAGGGTATGTAACAGTCAAAGAATATGGTGATTGTACACATGTTTTGAGTGCGTTCTGATACACGAACGTATATACGTGTTATTGGGAGTTGGCTTTCAATGTATGAGTTTATACCGCGTTGTATTGTTCTTTTATAGCTGTTAGCATTGTTGGCTGATACTATAAACGAGCGTTCATGATGTGAAACAGTGCCTGAGGGTCTAGTAGGTTGGTGTGTCATTGTCAATCACCTTTATAAAGTCAAATGGTCGTCTGATGTCATATATAGCGTATACACGAGCAAATAGAGACAGTGTGTAGTTGTTTTCAACCTGTGAATGGTATTGGGTTAATAGTTCGTATAAATTGGGTGAGTGAGCGTCTAGGCGCATAAGACCTGTGAATAGGTCATCGTAAGACTTGTGCATTTTCTCAAACTCCTCAAATTGGATAGGGGAGAGAATAAGTTTTGGCAAGACTGTTTCAAGTTCAATACCTTGCTTTGTAGCGTGCATGACACGCCCATAAGCGTCTGTGACGATGTCATTTTCACCTTTGCGGATAAAGTAGAGTGTTTGGCGGTCGTGTAGTATTGGGTTCATAATAAGCTCCTTACATGTTAAATAGATAGAATACAAAGATAATGAATACAAGATAACCAACTGCAATAAATGGTAAGAATAGCCACTTTGAAAAATGTAATTTGCGGTCAATTATTTCAGAGACATGTAACAATACATAGAATGAGATGATTATAGGTAGTAAAACGTTCATGGTTGCTCCTTAGTTATATAAAAATGATAATATTGTTACAA